CTCAACTCCACCTCGGGCATCTACCAGACCAATGTCGGGGATCGCATACCGGGAGCGAAGTCCGGCCGAGCCATCATTGCGACGCAGCAGCAAGGGGAAATAGCCACCTTCAACTTCCAAGACAACATGGCGAAAAGCGTGCAGCGGACGCACGAGATATTTTTGGACCTGATACCGGAGATTTACGATACGCCCAGGGCTTTGAGGGTGCTGGGCGCGGACGGTACTGATAGCTACGTGCAGATCAATGAACCCGTGCCGGGTGAGGTTGATCCTGTCACAGGCACGCTGCAAAAGCTCAACGACGTGAGCCGCGGCAAGTTCGATGTGACGATTACGGTCGGCCCGAACTTCTCGACCAAGCGGCAGGAAGCGGTTGAGGTTTACGGGGAGATGTTCGCGAACAATCCCACGTTGCAGCAGGTCGCTGGGGATTTGTTCTTCAAGGCGATGGATGCGCCCTACGCTGAGGAGATTTCCGAGCGTATGAAGGCCATCTTGCCGCCTCAAATTCAGCAGATCGTGAACAAGGACAAGAAGGTACCGCCTGAGGTTGCCCAAGGCATGGCGCAAGCCGCTCAGGCGATGCAGCAAGTACAGCAAATGGGCCAGATGGTGCAGCAAGCCGCAGCAGAAGCCGAGCAGAAGAAGGCCGATGCGGAGAAGGCTGAGGCACAGGTTAGGACTGCCATTGCGGACCTAAAGACCCAGCGCGCCCAGTTCGAGGCACAGGTGGCCAAAGCCGATGCGAACTTCGCCAAAACCGAGGCGAATCTGTCGCAACGGTCGATGGAAGTGCAAAGCCAGGCCGGCGAGGATCAGCTCTCGAACGAGCGCGAGCAACTGAGCACGCAAGTCGCTCAGTCGTTGGCCGAGGTCAACACTCAGGTCGCCGAGTTCATGCAAGGCCACGTAGCGATGATGGCGGACATGCAAGCGAAGCAGCAGCCAGTAGTAGTCATACCTCCAAAGCCCAAGCTACTGCGGGTCGATATGGTCAAGGTCAACGGCAAGACCTCGGCGGTTCCTGTGTACGAGCAGGAAGCGTTGCAATAGTTGCCTGTTTAGGCTAAGTTTTAGCCAATCGTACCGATGCGAATTCATCGGGCTTCAATTCGCTCGAGAGGGCGCCACCTATGTCAACGACACCGGAGGCGCTTGCGCCTCAAATTGATGCAGACGTAAGTTCCACTGAGACTCAACCGGATGGTGCCGAGTCGAAGCCGGAAAACGAAGCCGCCCCATCACCGGCCGCTACACCGAGCAAAACTAGCGAGACTATTGAGCCCGAAACCAATCGGCTCAATGAGCGTTTTGCGGAACTGACGAGGTTACGGCGAGATGCTGAGCGGGACCGCGATCATTGGCGCGATCTAGCTATTCGAGAGAAGCAGAGACCGGTTGAGGCGCCACCGACTCCGATTGCGGAGAAAGTGAAGACCCTGGCCGATTTCAACTTCGACGAGTCACAGCATCAGGCGTACATCTCTCAGAACGCGGCCAAGGCAGCAACTGAAGCTGCCAAGCGTGAGCTGAGAGCCGAGCAAGAGCAGCAGCGAAAGCAGTCTGAGCTTGCCGAGTACACCAAACGGGTGAAGGATTTCGCGAAGGACAAGCCGGATTTCAACGAGATAGCGAACTACGCGCCGATATCCGATCAGATCGCCGAAATGGTGATTCGAGCGGAGCAAGGACCGGAGCTCGCTTACCACCTCGGAAAGAATCCTGATATCGCTACGAGTCTTTCGGCACTTCCGCCCTCTGTCGCCGCCTATGAGCTTGGAGCACTGGCGGAGCGTTTGAAGTACGAACGCGCTGCAGCCGCTAAAGCAAAAACCTCGCTCAGCAAGGCCCCGCCGCCTGTGCCGAAGATCGAAGGGTCTGACGCCGGGAATGTTGAGCAAGAGCCGTCCCAAATGACGACTGCTCAATACCGAAAGTGGCGGGCAAAGCAAATCTCCTCTCGCAAGGGATGGAGTGCCACGAGTTAAGGGGTTTTCTTAAATGACGCAGACGCTAGTTACCACGGATTTGGTCGCTCGTGAGATCCTTCGGATCGCACACGAGAAGGCCACGTTCACAGGCACCATCAGTCGGCAGTACGACAACAGCTACTTTGGGTCGGGAGCCAAGCACGGCAGCACATTGCGCGTGATGAGCCCGAACCAGTACTCGGTTCGTTCGGGTCGTGTGATGGACGTTCAGGACCAAGACGAGACGACGCAGACCATTACCGTTGCTACGCAGGTCGGTGTCGATATGCGGTTCAACTCCTCGGAGTTGGCGCTATCCATCGACAAGTTTGCGGAGCGGTACGTTGAACCTGCCACCTCAGTACTGATTTCGAGCATTGAGGGCACGGTTCTTCAGGGGGCGACGCAAGCGGTTTGGAACCATGTAGGCTCCGCAGGTACGGTCCCGGGCGCATCGGGTGACACGAGCATGATTGGGCAGGCACGGGCCAAGCTCAATCAGTACTTGGCACCGCAGGATAATCGGTCGATGCAGATCGACTCAGTGACGATGGCTTCTATCGTGAACGGCAACAAAGCGCTGTTCCATGATGGTTCGCAGGTCAAGGAGTCGTTCCTCGAGGGTTACTACTCTCGTGGGGCTGGGATGGACTGGTACGAGAACGAACGCATCTACGTCCACACCAACGGTTCAGACCACACCACGGTCACCATGAACGATGCCTCAATCGCTTCGGGCGATGTGGCGATGACCTGGGCGGGTGGTAACGTCACGCTGGGAACGGTGTTCACGTTGGGCCTAGCGGGGACGGCGCCGGTCTACTCCGTGCATCCTGAGACCAAGGTGGCTTACTCGCACCTTCAGCAGTTCGTGGCCAATGCTTCGTTCACCAACTCTGCGACGTTTGCGCCGGCGTACATCACGTCGGGTGCAAAGCAGAACGTGAGCGTATTGCCGGTCACGACTGAAGCGGTGACGCTGTTCGGTCTCGCTTCGACTTCGTACAAGAACGCCCTTGCCTATCACAAGGACTTCGCTGCGTTCGTGACGGCTGACTTGCCGGTCATGGCGGATGCCGCGCAGTGTACGGTGAGGCAAGAGGAAGGAATGTCGGTTCGCGTGTGGAAAGGCTCGGACATCCGGAATGACGAGCTCCTGATGCGTATTGACGTTCTTTATGGCTACAAGGTTCTGCGGCCCGAGTGGGCTTGCCGTATCAACTGCACCTAAGGGGTATCTTTCATGCCAACGACATACGAGCGAATTGATTACGGCAGTGTGGACGGTGCCCATTTTGGTGGGGCGGCCACGGACAAGATCGCGTTCTACGGCTTCACTCCGGTGACTCAACGGGCTGCTGCGCTTCAAAGCGGTTCCGGCGTCTCGGCTACCTCAACGGACTGGGGTACGACGCAGGCAGCGTGGGCGGTCGAGGTGACTGCTACGTTGACGGGTCTCGGTCTCTGGAAGGGCGCCGCGTAAGTGTCCAAGAAGGTTGTTTTCTGCGTGCCTAGCATCGCAGGACCGACCGCTCCGTTCGTCAAGGCGCTGGAGGAATCCTTACCAGCAGTCCTTGACGGCGGGGTTTGGACTGAGGGGTACGTTGAGGAAGTAGGCAATCCCTACATCTCCGCAGCTCGAGCGATGATGCTGCGCAAGGCCTTGGATGCTAAGGCAGATGCGATTGTGTTCCTCGACTACGACCTGTCGTGGGAACCGACTGCGATGCGCAAGCTTCTCGATACTGAGGGGGACGTAGTGTGTGGGGTTTACCGATACAAAGGCCAACCCGAGCACTATATGTGCAGCATCATCAGCGGTTCTGATGGTAGACCTTTAACCCGTGCGGACGGGTGTATCAAAGGGCACGAGATTCCGGCGGGGTTTCTCAAGATTACCCCTACAGCCGTCGACAAGTTCATGTGCGCCTATCCTGAACTGATGTACGGGCCGAAGTACAACTCGTCGCTGGACCTGTTCAACCACGGTGCAATCGACGGGATTTGGTGGGGCGAGGACTACGCCTTTGCTCACCGTTGGACCAAGAAGTGCGGGGACATTTGGATCGTCCCCAATCTGAATATCGACCACCACAAGGTGAACAAAAAGACCTATGAGGTAGAGGAAGTCTACCGAGGGAATTTCCATCAGTACTTGCTCCACTGTGATGGCGGAAGCGAATCGAGTAACCCACAAGCCCCGATGCGTCGAGTGGCTTAGGAGTCAACATGGCGAGCACGGGTCAAATAGCGTTCGAGGAAAGCGATTACACGGTAGTGGACGTCGCGACCGATTCGACTACGGTCTCGTCTCGACCTGCTCTGCTGTTTGGGGTGTACATCAACACGGTTCTGTCTGCGCATACTCTGCTGCTCACGGACGCGGGGACGACTGTCATCACGATTCCCGCGTCAGCAGCAGCGGGTTCGATGTACAACTTTCCGGGGATTCGATTCAACACGACGCTGATCGTTGATCCGAATGACGCTGCTACAGGAAATGTCACGGTGGCGTGGCGTCCGTGTAATCCGTCACCGGCGTAATGAGCACGAACATCCAAGTCGTTTCGGACGCACTCCGGCTGATTGGAGTGATTGCCGAGACTCAGCCAGCCTCAGCGGAGCAGGGTGAAAATGCGCTTAGGAAGCTCAACCAGCTCATGGAGACGTGGGCAGTGGATGGCGTGGAAATTGGGTATTTCGCACAGACTTCGACGACAGCAACGTGCCCTATTCCAGCTTGGGCAGAGCGTGGAGTTACCGCGCGACTTGCCAAGGCACTACTAGCCGACTATCCCAGTGCCCAGTTGTCGCCTGATTTGCTCGATGACGAGCAGAACGGCGTGGCTACCATTCGTCGAGTGGTTTACTACCAGACTCGCGAACCATTGGATATGTCGCACATCGGCTTGGGCGAGGGTAGTTACGACCGCGTAGACATTACGCAGGGGTGACGTGTGCCGTCACTCAGCCTACCCATTCATTCCTACCAGCTACGAAGCGCACAGGCTTCCACTGCTCGTTTGGTGAACTGTTTTCCTGAGGCCTTGCCGCAGGGTGCGAAAGTCCCTGTGATGCTCACACGCTCCCCAGGGCTCTCGAGCTGGGCGACCGTGGGAACAGGGCCAATCGAAGGGCTCCACAGCGATCACGGCTTGCTATACGTAGTTTCCGGGGGTGGGCTCTACTCTGTTACTTCTGGAGCTACAGCTACCTTCCGAGGTGCAGTCGGTAGTTCGACCGAGATCGACATGGATTCTAGCGATTCTGCAGTTGTAGTTGTTTCTCCCCCACTGGCCTACTACTGGAACGGGGCCACGTTCGCGCAGATCACTGACGCGGACTTTACAACGCGCGGAGCTGGTGACGTTGAATTCGTCGATGGCTACATGCTCTTTCGGGAGCCCGGCTCTGCGCGCTTTTTTGGCTCTGATCTGAACTCCGTTACCGCCTATGACGCTTTGCAGTTCGCGACGGCCGAGGGTGCATCGGATGATTTGGTAGGGCTCAAGGTAGACCATCGGCAGGTGTTTCTAGCGGGTGAGAAATCCTGTGAGCTTTGGGAGAACACTGGGGTTTCGGGGTTCCCGTTTGAACGAACTATCAACGGGTTTATCGAACTTGGGTGCTTGAACGGGAAAAGCATAGCCAAGCTAGATAACTCGATCTTTTGGGTAGCGAGCGATTACACGGTCAGGCGTTTGGATGGATTGACGCCGGCACGTGTCAGCACGCACGCGATTGAACAGTGGCTCAAAGATTCGGTAACACTCGCTAGCCTTCGAGGTTCGTCCTTTACCCAAGACGGCCACCTGTTCTACGTCCTTCGAGCAACCGAGGGATGCTTCGTCTACGACGTAGGAACACAGCTTTGGCATGAGAGGCAGACCTACGGCAGTTCCACGTGGAACTGGGGAAGCCCTGTTCAATTCGCGGGGAAAGTTTTAGTCGGCTCTACGACTTCCAACGTGATTGCCGAGCTCGATCCCACGGTATACACCGAACTCGATTCCACTTTGCGGATGGAATGGACCTATCAGCCCGTCTATGCCGATGGCACACGGGCGTATCATGAGCGTCTAGATATGATGATGGAGCGCGGTGTCGGCAACACGGTTGACCCCGGCAGTGACCCCGAAATCATGCTCGACCTTTCGGACGATGGAGGCAGAACGTGGCTCTCGCTACCGAACAAAAAAATAGGCCAGATCGGCAAGTACTCGCAGCGGTGCTCGTGGTCTGCGTTGGGGTCTTCGGATGCGAGGGTGTATCGGGGAGCGGTGAGCGATCCGGTGAAAGTCAAGGTGATGGATACGCAATTGCAGGTCAGGGGCGGGAGGGTGTAATGGCGAAAATACCGCTAAGCCCTGGCCGCATTCTCCCTCGTGATATGGACGAGCGCGAGTGGAGCCGATGGGCAATGCAGCAGACAACCACCGCGTATCGGTCTGGGCAAACCGGCTACAACACGGGAACGGGATTTTTTATCGGGGATGACAACGGCGTACCGAAGCTGTCACTTGGCGTTCCCAATGTGGCTGGAATTACATGGAACGGATCGACGTTCAGCATTTACGGCAATTTCACCTGGACCGACATATCTCCGGATGAAGTTACGCCGAACACATGGGACGGGTTTTCAGTTGATCCTACTGGAAGCTTCTATATGAAAAGCCTCTCTGGTCTGACGTTCCTTACTTCTGAAATTGAGATGAGCGGCACATCCGATCAGGTCTATTTTACTTTCGACGTCGATGAGTTTGACCCAGCAATCTCACTAGGTGGAATTGTGACGACTCCTTTCAGAGCGATAGACAATGGCACTGATGTGCTTGCGGTTGCAGAAATAGCTAACACCGGTACGTTCGTCTGTTCGAAGTTTAACGGCACGACCTTTGACCCGAACGGATGGACGAATAGCGGAACCAAAGGAATACCGAAGTTGACGACGTTGAGTTTTTACTACCCGTCGCACTTGTGGGCGTAGAGGATTAGATATGCCATGGTCAACCGTTGACGAATACAACCCCGCGACGCCGCTCCCGCAGGCGAGACCCGATCCATTTACGGTCCCCGCCGGCTATCAAGGACCGATGACGCCCGAGGTACTTGCTCAAGCACAGCAGCAGTACGCGCAGATCATGGCGCAGAACCAAGCCGGTCGAGACGCTTTGAATCCAATGAATCAGATTGCGTCAGGCACGATTCAGGTCTCGCCCGAGGTTGCTTTTCGCTATCTGACGCAGGCGTTACACGAAGGGAATACCCAGCTCGCGCAGCAGATACAGCAGCGGTACGGAATCACTCAGGACCAGTTGAACGCCGATGCTGCTGCTAACCCTGGCGGGAAGCGGTACAACTTCGGGGATGCGCTTGGGGCGCAGGCCAGGAGTGTCGGACCGTGGATCGGTTTGGGGATTGCAGGCGGAGGTCTGGCGGCTGCTGGGGCAGGGGGTGCAGCCGGTCCTACGACGGGTTATACGGGCAATGCGACCGTCTCTGGGGCTAATGCTGCTGCTGGGTCTGTAGCGCCTTCTGCTGCGTCCTACGCGCCGCAATTCTCTGCGGCTAACCTTGGGGCGACTGGGGCTAGCTGGGGCGCTCCTGCTGCGGCTACGGGGGCTGCTGGCGGGGCCGCGGGCGTGCCGTGGGCTAGCGGGTTTGGGAGTGCTGGGGCGGCGGCTGGTGGCAACTGGCTAGACCGATATCTGCCCTACATCAACCAAGGGGCTCAAACGCTTATAGGGGCGTATGGGGCCAATCAAGCGGCGGATGCTGAATCCGATGCACTACAAGGGGCAATCGACGAACAGCGCCGGCAGTACGACCAGAACCGACAGGACTTGATGCCGTGGATGCAAGCGGGGCAGGGCGCTTTGGGCAACCTCCAAAACCCTCAGGCTTCGTTTGCCGCGTCACCCGGGTATGAATGGGCGCGGAACGAAGGACAGAGGGATATCGGGAACAGCTTCGCCGCTCGAGGCGGGGCTGCTTCGGGTAATGCTCTAAAGGCGCTCACCGACTACAACACCGGACTGGCGCAGCAGGACTATGGAAACTGGTGGAATCAGCAATCCAACCTCGCGGGACTAGGGCAGACCGCGACAACCAACGTCGGGCAGTTCGGTCAGAATGCGGCGGGCAACATTGGGAACGCGATGGCCGGGCAAGGCTTGTCTCGATCTTCCGGTATCGCGAACCGTTACGGGGCAATCGGCCAGGGTTTGAACGACTCGCTTAGCTGGCTCTACCGTCGTAGACAGGGAGGATAAATGCCGCTTCCCTATAACTGGTATGAAGGCATTCGGGCGACCGATCCCGCGCAGATCAATCGCGAGATTTCCACTGATGCCATAGCGAAGAACACTGCGCAACGTCTGCCGCAGCAGAACCGCATGGATGATCTGGTGATTTCTGGCGCGGAGCAGAACCAATCGCAGTCACGGCGAGCGAACGCGCAGAAGATCGCCGCTAACTACTTCTCAGCGATTGCCCAATCTCCGACTCCGAGACAAGCCGCTGCACAGATGCTTGCGAGTCCGAATTGGTCCGCGGTGTCGCAAGAGCTCCAGTTGCCGCAGTTCACTCCTGAGGGCGAAACAGACGACTCGATCCGCGCTAAGTCGATGGACTGGGCGCGGGCGATGGGCTCGGAATTGGCGCAAGCACAGCAATACGGCGAGCCATACACTGGTCCTGGCGGATCGTTACTGCAACAGGGTCCTGGGGGTGAGATTCGTTCAATCGTTGGACGCGAA